ATACAAAATAATACAAACGCAACCAAACAAATTATTATTATTAATCTTCCTGAAGCGGACGAACATGTAACCAGTTTCAGATTAAATGATAAAGTTATGGAGATGTGGAAAGAATTTTTAAATAAAAATCAAGGATATAAAAGTAAGGATTTAGTTGCCCAGGCATTATTGGATTTTATGGAGCAACATCAATAATACAAAATAATACAAATGAAATACTTTTATAAAGTGCCTCTATTAAGGGGTGCTTTTTTATTGGAAGGAGAGATTCTAATGTTAAACATTAAAGATAAATTACCTATCACTGAACAAGATTTACAATACTTTATTGGTAAATGGTTTCAATATGCAACTGATGAAACAATGAGTAAAAAGAACCAATACAGATTTAGATTAGTAAATGATATTATTTTCGTTGAGTTTGTAACTACCCATACCTATGATGGTGGAATGAGTACAGAATATAATCAACAAAATTTTGTGAAAATGAAACAATCTTTTAAAGATCATCCAACTTACCATTCATTTTGTAGAGATAGACAAATTGTACTTGATAGTGAATTATTCTTTATGGAGAACTGTAAAAATCTCCAAAAAAAATTAGAGGGGGTTAAATAATCATGACTAATAATGAGCGTTTACTAATGGAAATTAAAGGCATAGAACTAACAACTGCTGAGATAGATATATATCTTGCTGAAAATAACCTAACTGCAACTACTGAATATAGTCCCACAAGCAATACCAACAAGCGGAATATCCTTAAAACTGCTTTATCAATTCTTGAATCAGTGGCTAATCAACCTGCTTTAATGAAGAATTACAAACAGGATGATATATCAGTTTCCCAATTCCATGAAAATCTAATGAGCCGTATAGAATCCTTGGAAATAAAGATTAGACAAATACCTGATGATGCCAATACCTATCAAGATGGAGCATCTTTTTTTATGATGTTTGCAGATTAAGGGGGGTGCTACATTGTTTAATTACTTTCAATTAAATGATCCTAAAGATTTTAAATATCTTCTTAATATGGCTGGACAAGATATTTTAATAAATGGTAAATCTGCCAGAGCATTGATAACCAACACAAACTTAACTGAATCCCAAGATAATAAAAAGATAATCACACTTGAAAATATTGAGTGTGGTTTTTTAATTGATTATGATAATGGAAAATGGCTTATTATCTCAGAAGTCAATGGAAAAAGATACAATAAATACAAGGGTATTATGCAAAAGTGCAATAATACTCTAACCGTAAATGTTGCGGGAATTATATATCGTGTACCTTGCATTGTGACTGATAAGGTTAATTTAAATACTAATACCTCAACGTATATTACAACTTTGGATAATGAAATTTATATCATGATTGCCAATGATACTATTAATAATAATATCAAAATCAATGACATTTATAAGATTGGTAACTTAAACTACAAGGTAAAAAATATTGATGATATCAGTAAATCTGGATTATTGATTATGAAGATGGAATTTACAGCAGAAGAACAGGTGCTTCCAAGTTATTCAATTACTATTACAAATGGCGATACTTTAACAACTGATACGGCTACTCCTGTTCAATTAAATATAGAACAAAAGGATAAAGATACCGTTCTTACTGAGCCACTACCAAT